AGTGAAACAATCAAGGTTAGATGAAGGACTTTGAAATCGAAGGGCAAAAGGAGACAGAATAAAGCATGGGTACTAACTTTTACATTGAAGAAAACAAAAAACATATTGGTAAGTCCAGCGCGGGGTGGTGCTTTGCGTTGCATGTTTATCCACAGGAAGGAATCAATACCCTCGATGACTGGAAGCAAGAATGGGCAGGTAAACAAATTATCAATGAGTATGGTGAACCAGTAACGGAAGAACAAATGCTGAATCACATCTGCAAAAGAACCTGGGATCAGCCTGGTCGTTACAATAATGAACGTGATGAGGATTTTCTGAAAATGAATTGCGCAGAACTTGGGCCAAACAATCTACTTCGTCACGCTATTGATGGTATGTATACCATTGGTCATGGCGATGAAACATGGGACTATTGTGTTGGAGAATTTAGTTAGTCCCATTCTTGCATTATAACCAAAACCAATATAGAATATCCTTTGTTAGATAGTATTGTCTTCATCTAACAAAGGATATTCCATGAATAATATGACGTTGCAACAAGCAATGCTTGCTCAGGCAATACAAGATGCCTTGTTTGCCAAGAGAGAAGAAGAACGTACCGAGGCCAAGGCGTGGTTAGTTAGTGCTTGGGACATAGTATTACCAACGTCTCAACCACAAATATCCAAGAAAGATTTTCGCCGTGTCGTTCAACACATCTACGCAGTAAAACCTCAATTGTATCCAAAGAAACAAGGTACAGTTATCACTAGACTAAAACTAAAAAGGGACAAGGTGGCAAGCTAATCCACCTTGTCCCTTTTTTTGTTCTTTTTTCCTGACTAACTAACCACAAGTCCAAGCATAATCCCGTTGTCTATCTCTGCCCTTGTGCGTTTCTTACCACTGGGTTTAGTGGTAATGTTCTTGCGCACAACTCCAGTAGTTGTACTATGAAACCCGCTTCCTAGGTTGGTTTGTATTCCCGATGATGGGTCTACTTCTATGTATCCAAAGCCATTGGAGCTTGAGCTAGTGTCTGTACCATAGGTTATGTATTGAACTAGCGTTGGGTTGCCATCGGTTGGAATAGACGTTGGGATATGCTTAAAATAGAATTTCTGTCCTGCCTGAGAACCAGCTAAATGATCGAACTCAGATTTCCAGTCGCTAATTACTTCATATGGTCTAATACTTGAATTACTATTGTCCCACGTAGATACCCAGTTACCATTACCAGTTGGCTTACTCCACGATTCATAAGCTATTGGCGGAAAAGAATTATTGTTATCTCCAACGTCTATTGCATTATTTATAGCGAGATCATCTATGTATACCTGATTGGCCGAATTAGTTGTTATTACTGCCGTAGTCGAAGCAAGACCAATAAAAATATACCTTGGTAGTGAAAATGGTGCTACACTTATTGTTTCGTAATTAATAATCAGTGATCCAGGAATTGTGGTTTGATTATAGACTTGGACATTTACTTTTCTTGGAGATACATTGTTATTAACAGAATACCTAATGTTCAATGTAATATTAGTATTGACTGGAAATATACTATTGACAGTTGTCAGCGTTGAACTGGTGCTAGTTCCGTAGTTAGTTCCACCAGAGTATAATTGCAATGCCGTATATGGATTCGTTGTGCTTTTACCCAAAGAATAAAGACAGTTGCTAGATGAATCTAGGAAGGAAAGAAACACAGACTTGCCAGTTTGTTGAACCTTTGTGCTGGTAAATCTAAGGGTTAGTCTAACAAATAGGTCTGTGTTATTTGCTAACAAATCAATCAATTGGCCTGCGTTTTCTACCATTTCAACTGCTGTTATATTATACAAAGAAGAAAATGTCCCACTAATAACAGGCAATGGGTCTTGAGTAACACCCTGGTAGCAATAGGTTGTTTCTACCGACCTCATCCATTCGTGTTCTGATATAACATTAGATTCCCAACCACAAGTAACTAACCGCATGTTAATCCTCTTTCACCCCAAAGCCTATTACATCGTTTACCATCTTCCTAGACCACGGTAATTGAGTCGCAGGATTTACGTACATTACATCCAATGGTACAAGACTCGATGGATAAGCAACGTCAAGTTCTATTCCTTCTCCGTAAGCACCACCACTGTACGCACTACACAATTGCAAGTTCTCTGGTTGAGCAAACAAATACATCTGTGATCGTTTTGCCTGGGCATGTGGTTGAACAAGGTTAATACTATAAACATTGTCATCAAACCCGCTACCATTAACATCAGTCCAGTCCCTAAACGTTAGATAAGCTACCGGCTGAGTAGCAATGACATAGGTCGAGGTGCTACCGTCAAGTAAACAAGTCCTTAAGTTGCTAGATGTTGGAGAACTCCAATTATAAACGGCACTAATATCATTAGGTGTCATCCATGCAACACGACCAGAACCTGGCCATCCGTTCTGATATTCGCCATTGGTATCATTAACGGCTACATCGTCGTGTCTTATGATTGTAAATTCATTGGTATTAGCCGTTGATACTACACCAATAGCAAAGTGGCTCGCTGTTGAATAAGTAAAACCAGTGTACTGTATTTCATTTCTATCATTCAATCTTACGGTGATACTCGCATTGCCAGTTCCTGGTGTTACCTTAGCTTGAATAACGTTCCAATCAGTGCCACTTAATATGGTTCTTCCCGTTGCTGCAATAGTTGACCCAGTATGCCCATAGTAACCACCGGCAGTAACAACACATAGCTTTTTATCAAATGTTACTTCATCAACAGTGATACCAATGGCGCAAATAAGGTTAGGGCCATTGACTAAAGCCGCAATGATAACTGGTCTACGTACTGTTACCAAGATACTATCATAGGCTTGCAATGGAATATACTCTGGTTGAATTACTGTCTTAAGATAGAGAGTAGCATCGAGATCCCCAGGTAAAAGCATCTTGTTCATGGCAACGATTCTTACCCTGGTTGCCAATGTACTAGATGCCTTCATACAATAGGTGTCCTCTGTTCTTCCTTCTTGGACGCGAACAAGAGTACAGTCGGTGCTTATATCAGTTAGTGATGGAGCATCGTTTAATGCCCGCTCAAAACCAGTGGTTACTAATCTCATTATTATTATCCATCGAAAGCGGTAGGATTTATTTCAACGATTGCTGCTTTAAGTGAATTTAATTCGTTGTGATTATCTGCATATTCAACAAGGATAAGGCGTTGTGCTTGTAATGTTTGGTCTGCACTAAAACCATTATATACATCACGAAACTTATCGAATACCAAGCTTTTGAATTCATCTGAACTTAGTTTAGCTAATGCCCTATGAATAGAAGATAGTTCAGTGTTTTTCCACTTTGTTGGTGACAAGTAACGATTAAGGTCGCTTCTTAGTCGATCGTTTTCCTCTTTTAGTTTAGCAACTTGTGCCTGTAATTCTGTAATTCTATTCGACAGAATATCAATTGTTTCTTGTAATGCAGTAATTCTTTTTACTAGTTGTTTTGTTTCTAGTTCTAGCTGATCTTCCCTTGAAATAGAACCATTTGGTTTTAACTTAACCAACAAATAAACTATTAAAGATGTAGCTGCAAGAATAAGAAAGAAAAATGCTACGTTTTCAATTGTTATCATATAGTATCCTTGCTGTTGTTACTGATTCTCCAAGTAAAACCAAAGCCATCAATCCATAATTAATAGCCGATGGAAATACTGGCCATACATCAATGGCATGTAAAGTATACAATCCGCATCCAACTATGTCAACCAGAAAACCATATATTGTTAAGCGATACTTTCCATGAGTTAATAGCAAGGCAATAAATAACACTAGAAATACAGTTCCATATTGCCACGAACTGATAATATTTATTTTTATGGCTGATCCAGGAGATGTTAATCGAGTTAGCCCAAATCTTCCAAGTGTAACAAAAAAAGTAAACAGTATAACTAAGTGCCTTACATCAGTTCCCTTGGGAACTCTTAGAATTTTCTTTATATTTAGAACTAATTCGTTTAACATTTTTTGGTATATCCGTTAGGTTAAGTTGGCGTTGGCGTTGGTGTCAACGTTGAAGTTGGCGTACTCGTAGGTGTCAATGTAGCTGTTGGTGTTAGTGTAGCTGTTGGAGTAAATGTTCTTATCGGTGTTGGTGTCGTGGTTCTAGTTGCCGTTGGGGTTACAGTAGCCAATGGCATCCTATTTTATGCATCACACCAGGTTGACATGAACAAGTAACCATTCTTTGCCCATATAACACTAAGACGTTGACAAGATGTTGATGTTGTTCCTCGAATAATACGGGCATCATCAACGGTTGAGGAAACTAATGTGTGAGGGCCACTGATATAGTTACCATAAGAATCATACCTGACTAATTTTAGTCCCCCTGATCCTCCCCATGTAATTCCACATATTCCATTAACCGTACATGCAATGGCAGGCAATGGATAAGACGCTGTTCCTACTGAAATATCAAACACTGGTGCAACTGGTGTTGACAAAGAATTGAGTACAACGCCTTGTATTGATGTAGTACCTGGCGGGATAGGATAACTTTGCCAAACAATGAACTGGGTTTCATCGTCTCGCGCATAGGCTATCCTGGGTTTTTCCTGGACACCAGTGATGTCAGTAATCTTGTAAGGAACATTGTTATAACCACCGGTAGTCAGCTTCTTGCACCAAATACCAAATGGCTCAGACCCACTAACTACTGAATCTCTATCGTCAGACCAACACGAATAAGAGATATTGTTTCTAGTCGTTGTCGTAGAGTATTGTTGATTGCGTGGTACTGGTGTCTGTGCTCCACCTGTAGTAGATACCAAGAAATTACTACCCTGTAATGTAAGACTTGGTGTTCCACCAACAACCCACTGACCAAAGATTTCTTTATCGGTATCAAATTCTCGGCCCATTCCGAAACGATACCGATGATCGTGCCACATAATCAAAAACATGGCAGGATTCACCGAAACATCAATAGTTATCTGAGGTACCCACTGACAATCAACGGCACTACTTATAGTAATTGTCTGACCAACATTACCAGACGATGAAACCCTACGAGCCATAATGTTGTAACAATAGCTATAGGTATTCCATGCTGCTGTATAAGCCAATGGATCAATCTGTTGCCATGTTACCAGGTAATCACCACGATAAGGATCAAAGGCAACGGTTGGCCATTGTGCATCTAGTTTCTGTCCAGTTGGTTCACTGGCAATAGCAAAGTCACTACCAAGTGAAGTACCATCGGCTGACACTAACCTACCATAGATGTCACCATTGGAACTCAAGGGATCACAAGTTCCACTATATCCAATAGACCAAGGGCCACAGTTAGCGTTAGTATCATTACGTTTATCCTGCCAAACCAACAGATAGCGATCATTGATCGAATCATAAGCTGCCATTGGTTGCCATCTGGCATAAGCAGCAGTACCGGGGTTAATGGTAATTGGTGATGGTGGTGTCCAGTTAGAACTAATAGCCGTTGGTGTTGCTGTAGGCGTTGGTGTGTATGTTTTAGTAAATGTTGGCGTTGGCGTTGGTGTACACAACGGACAGAGCGTTGGTGTTGGTGTTAGTGTTGGTGTCTTGGTAAATGTCGGTGTTATTGTTGGTGTTCTAGTTGGTGTTGCTGTTGGGCCAGTAGGGGTTGGCGTTGGTGTATTGGTTGCAGCCAATGTTGGTGTTGGTGTTGGTGTAATAAATGGAGTAGGAGTTGGATGAGTTGACCAGTAATTAGAGGCAAGTCCTGGCGATGGTTTATTTATAGATAAAGATGCACCAGTCCAATTGCTAGATAATGATGTCCCTGTGTCGGTATAGGTTCTTGTGTTAATTATTGTATTGATCGGAGATCGAAGTTCTATAGTTCCACTTGACGGAATAGAGCCAAAGACTACATATCTAGCACCATTAACAAGAACAGCATCTGGTTCCTTCGGTATTCGATAACTCCAGTTGCTTCCTGTTTCATGAAGTCTATACTGGAATAAATTAACCGTAGCGCCACTGTTGTTATACACCTCAAAAAAACCATCGGTTTTATCTAGCTTACCATCAATATTCCAGTCATCAGCGGAAAAGCTATTTGCCGTAAAGACCTCGCTTATGTACACAGCGTCTGGTGACACTGGCGTTGCTGTAGTCGTTGGTCTATTCCTTGTAGCAATAGACGTTGGGGTGTTCGTTGCCGTTGGCGTATTGGTACATAGTGGACACACTGTTGACGTTGGCGTTGCTGTATTTAACACAGATGGTACAACATCGAGCCATATCATATGAAGAATTGGTTTGGTTACTCCACCATAATATTGAATCCTTATACTCTTTGTATTATCAATAGTAAGACCAGAAAATGTAGCCCATTTCCAAAGACCAGAACCAACTCTATCAATGGTTTTAGATACACTGGTTGTTCCATCGTTATAGGTAAATAGAAAATCCGTTGGGTCAGAATCAACGTAAGCAATCCTTGCTGTTACATTGGTCATAATTCCTTGGGGATAATTAGGATCAACGTCAATAACAATAGAACTACCATCCATCTGTCTCGCATGACGAGAATATGGATTATTATTAGCGTCTGGAAGTCCATAGTTCCAACACGACAATGCACCAGATGGATAAGGGGTTGAGGCAGCGTTAGGAGAACAAAGATGGGTTGTTAATCCAATTCCAAATTGTAATCCATGCTCAAAGTTACCTTCCCACCCAGAACAATAACCTTGGCAATAGCCACCATTCTCTGGAAACTCTGTATCTCTGAACGCTATCCACAAATGCCTTGAGTCTGCAATGGTCTTGTTATATTGCTGTTCAATCCACCAACCAAAAGGAACAGGAAAATTATTAGGACTTGCTTCGATGTCATTAAGCTCATCTACAATAGGTGTTGGACATCCAGAGGCATTACAGAACCATTCATCCTGAGCATCAATATAAGAAACTCTACTTGTCAACGCAAGTAACCATGCCCAGTATGAATACTGGATTGATGATGGGTTTGCTATAGCAGGTTCCATCTTCGATGGAATAGTTCCCATATTATCCTTAACAACTTCGAGGGAACCACATTCCTCGTCTCCGTATATTCCAGATGGATAGCGTATAAATCCAGGAGCATCAGGCCCCATTCCATTGAATCCAATTCCTATATTATTACTACTACCATAGGAGTTAAGTTCATTAACAACGTCACATCTAGTAATGTTTTCTTCAACCGCTGCTATATTAACAAAGACTGGTTTGTTTGAAAGATATTGATGAAATGCCCTAATTGAATTAAGCGTCCAGTCGCCCATTTCGGCAGCAGTAATAGGAAATGGTGTCATTGTTGGCCCACCAGGGGTTGGCGTTGCCGCAGGAACATGACACCATGACGATGTAAATTGTTCTTCGTTATTGTAACCACCACCAACAATGAAACCAGCAATGGTTGGATCATTGCCATACTGTACGCCAAGAGCCTGGATGGTTTGGCTATAGGCCAATTTCAAAGCAAGACTATCGTAACGTGGTACTGGTTGTCCATTGACATTGTAATTAGCAGCACCAGCAGCAACCCATGCTGGCACATAATTATCGCATACACCAGCAGATGCACTCTGAGAAAAAATCAATGGAATAGAAATCCATAATGGTCTTGGTACAAGAGTCCCATTATTAAGTCTTACAACTTGGGAAGTAACTCTCGCTATGGGTGTTTTTATCTTAGACCAATCCCATTGTGGCGTTCCCGGTGTTCCCGTTGGTGCAATTTGATCCCATCGTACATCAATGTGGGATGCCAACGCAGGAAACGTAGTAACAGTTGGAAGTACATTGTTATAATCTTCCAACCTTACCAACATAGGAACAGCCGTAGATTGCAGAACAGTTGGCAATCCACGTCCATTATCGGGAGGTACGACATTGGTTACAGAATAACCAACAACAAGTGCGACGGCAAGTATACCCGCAATTGCTATTGGTAACACATAGCGAGAGTTATTTATTTTCATAGACACCAGAAAAAATTACCATCCAACCTGGTAACAAACGGTACCACCACCAACACTAAAACCAAAGACGCCAGCTTGCGCAGTAGCACCGTTGATATTCACTATCTGCCCAGAGATAGCTTTAGCCGTATAGACAGTGGCAGAGAGATTAGTTGAACTACCAAAGGAAAGAAACAAATCGGCACCCGTTGTATTGTTGATAATAAGTGCATTGTTTCTTGAATTAGCAGCAACAATTTCTTTAGCAGTATTCGCTTCTAGCGTCACCGTAGTTAGTGTTCCCCATTTACTGGAACCTTCCATTGGAAAACCATTTTCATCAGTTTGTAAAGCCATTATTAACTCCTTATTCAGCTAGACCTAGCATTTGCAATGCTTCTACTCTGATTCCCCATTGGGTAGACGAAGCACTACCAGACACGACACTTACTTTTAATGCACCATTGGATGTATCAGCAGTAATAGTTAATGAACATCCAGAAAATCCACTATTCTCATCTATATTTTTAGATGGAGTTCCTATCAATGCAGTATTAGCGGCAGATGTGGTTCTTTTAATACCACCAGTGTATTCCAGCAAAGCAAACCTTGAACTAACTACAGCATCTGCGGCAAGAGCAGTAACTTTGTATTTCCACAAACAAAGATTGGGAAGAACAATACGATCTCCACTGTTTATTAGCAATGCTTCAGTTGGATCAGTAGTTGCCGTGGTAACAGTTAAAAAAAACTCTCTATTTTGTAATTGTCCAAGTCTTCCGCTACCAAAGGCGTTGCCGCCACCATGTACAAATTCATTGTCATACGTTGCTTCACCTTGTTCGCCAATGACGAACGAACCATCGCCAGTCGCTGTATTGCGCTGACCAAATGCTTTAGAATCTATACCAATTTCACTATTACCAAGTCTATCCAATGAAGCCGATGCAGTACCAACACAGTTCTCCATCTTAAGAAAATTATAAGAAGTAGCATAAAAACCAGAGCCAGTACCAAGCGTTGTTGCTGTTACGTTTTTTAGCGTTAGATTTTTGGCACCCGTAAACGAAACAGCATGAGTCCCACTGGCATTATTCATTTCGATGGTAACATCTTGCCATACTGTATTGTCTACAATATTATAAAGATCAACGCCAGGCTCACCATCTTCTGGGATTATAACAATAATGGAACCAGGCATACCCTTAACGTGCGCTCTGTTTACACCAACAATTGTTATTGTTTCTTGTACAATTCCATTAACAACAATAACATAATCGGTTGATCCATTACATAAAGCAAACGCCTCTGATAGCAATAAACAATTCCCGCCTCCATTAGGATCAACGACAATGACACTGTTACCAATGTTATTTACTGGACTAAATTGAAGTGAGTCGTTTACAAAATATAACTTACCAAACTCCTTTTCAAGTGCGAGTTTGCCAGCATCACCAGCACTTGGACTATAGATTTTAAAAGTTCCATAATCCTCAAGCTCAATAGCATGAGGGACATGAATTTCAGCACCAGTAAGTACAGAATGTTTTGTGATTGCCACGTCAATTCCCTTTCATAAAATAAGAACGCAATTGATGACGCATGGATTGCGCAGTAATATCCAATGCATCTAAACAAAGAAATAAATCACTAACTTCATCACCACCAATACCAATAGTACCCGTTGGTGTTACTGCGCCAGTGGCACGATCTATGGACAACGCAAAGACTATAACACCTTGATTTAAGATAGGGTTATTGTTCCCGTCTTCACCGTTCCTCCTGAGTATTTCACCTTGAAGGTCAGAAGATTTTCGCCTTCGTTCATCCATAACAATACCTCGCTATTATTAAGAACAGAATCCGATGGTTCACTTGCTGGTACATTCCATTGCAAACGTCCAGTGAATCTACTAAACGAATCGTAGATACTAAGTCTTGGAGACGTAGAACCAGAACCAGTTTCTACAGTAAAATTCTCACAGAAAAAACTGGCAGCTTCGTAATCACCATCATTACTTGTACGTGCTTGTATCGAGAAAAAGCCAGAGGCAGGGACAAGTTTTAATCTTGCCATGCTAGTTTCACTAATCTCTATTTTACCAGTAGCATAGATTGCCCACTTATTACTTCCAGCAGGGGGATTTTCAACATAAAGTCCATAAGCGTTGGTAGCTGTAACTGATGGTGTAACACTTTGACCACTAGTTAAATAAAGATTAGCGGCGTTTGTCATTACGTTTCCACCAGCATTTGTCATACTTGGAAATGCAAAGCACCCCGATCTAGCCCACGTAATAGTACCAGAGTTGGCACTTGGTGCGTCAACGTTACCATAGATAGCCCAAATGTTAGGGAACGTTAGACTAGACATATTAGTGCCAGCAGGATTAAGACCAGCGACAATCTCAGCACCTAGCAATGCTTGAGACGGGGAATGAGTAGCAGATTGAATTACATTGACTACTTCAAATGCTTCCATTGTAGCATTGGCTGTACTTAAATTGCCAGTATAAGCCATATAAGCACCGACCATTCCAAGTAATCCAGTTGGTGGTGATGCTATCTTATGAGTAAGATATACCAGCTTCTGTGCATTGGATGGATCACTTGGCCATCCACGTCCACTTTGCCCACCACCACGAATATCAAGACTGGCAATGTTACTTGTCTTTGCATCAATCAATAAACGAGTATTGCTATCTATAGCATCGGCACCAATTGCTACGTTATCAAATACATTGTCATTGGGCCATAGACTATCCCTGGATACCCTTACTACATTGTCAACTCTTTCGATTCCACCAAGATCAGAAGCAGCACCCAACTTAAAATAACCATCTTCTCTTTTCATGGTTACAATGGGAACGTCTGCTTCATCGAGCAATGTAAAGTCCTCTACTGTAATTGGCTTAGTAAATACTCCACCTCCATCTGCTACAATCTCTAACCTCTTAGTACCATCATCTTCTTCATAGACTTCTAAAGAAATGTTTTCACCTGGTGCTACCTTGTTAGCCAGGTACCCAGGAACATCACCCTCAATAACACCAACCATTCCAAGACCACCACCACCACCACCCGTTCCAAGACCACCACCACCACCACCCAATGGAGCCGTTATTTCTTGCGCGTAGATATGATGAAATGGCTTGTCCTCAGAACCAATGTCATAAACATCCGCTGTATCAGCATAGATACTACCACCAACTGTATTTGGCATCGTTTTAGACATAAATACAGTGGATAGGTACCTTACAAGATCACCGATTTTCATACAATCAACCTATAAATTACATAATCACTACCACTGTAGGTAGTAACAAGCTGATCGTCTTTGTCTGTAATGTAATTAGTTTCTCCATTATCCATTACTAACTGTTGACCATAGTATGGAGTAGTTAATCTCTCAAATCCAGGATAATAACCCTGATCTGTTAGTGTATTAACATAGACTAATCCACGTCCACCTTTCTTTAGATAGTGACGCCATTGCATGGCAATGCTTGCACTATCATTCTCGGTGCCAGCGTTACAGACAATGACATCATAGATACTTCCTTCGTTATCTAATGATGTACTACTCATCCACGATGTATCAAGAATAAATATGTCATCGTCTGAATAAATCTCAGCAGGATCGGTACCAGTTGTTGATTCTGTTTCACCTATGGTACTAGCTACCTCTGGATCAGTAATCTCAGCGGGTATATCGTTAGTTTCAATGGCTAAAATAAGATGACGCAAATTCTTGAATCCATTAGTATCAGCCATCGTCATTGCTGTATCTCCATCTAACATAGAATAGGATACGGCTTTTAATACTTCCATGTTCAACGACGAAAGAGTTTGGTCAACGTTAGTTCGATACTCCAATTCTGACTGTAGTTGAAGTAGCAGCGTTCCCGCTCGTTGAATATACCTGGTAGCAACCGAAGTAGCAACACTGAGAATTGTAGCAACGTTGGCAACATCAGCAATAGCTAAATCAGCAATAGTATAAATACTATTGTCATTTAGTAGTTTTAACTTATCTTCAACATTACCAACGATTGACGTTATCATGACACGGTTCCACATTCAAGATAATTAATCGTAGTCATTGCATCGGTAAGAGTCAAAGTCCACACCGTTTCATATGTACTATTAGCATCAACGGTTAGTTTGGTGCCAGAAGTATGTTGTCGAAGTGATGGTTTCCTAACAAAGAAATAAAAGAATCCATCGCTATCAGTCTTGGTTGTCTCTACCTCTCTCCTTACTGTTTCTCCGGTGTCCTGGCCCCACTCATAGGTTGCTTGTAGTTCCAATTCAAGATCAATGTTAGCCCTTGGATTACCCTGAATGTCTTCTATGATTCCCCATACCGTAATTAAGTTGCTAGTCGTTGGTTCTGGTGGAGATACAGAGATAATTTCAACCGGAGAACTTTCGATAGAACCAGTTATGTTAGGTTGAATTCTACTAACATGAATCCTGGTAACATATCTAGTAGTTCTCGATAACAATGGAGGAAGGGTATAGGTATATGTTTCGTGTAGGACTGTTACAGTAGCCCCAGTATTATGTGCAATAGCAACAGACGATCCAACCCCACGCGTGCTGCCACTAAAAGTTGCAGTTGATTTGGTACCAAGTTTTATTATTTCTCCATCAACCGAAACATAATCACTGGTATTGAAATCAGTACCACTAGCAAGAACAATGGTTGTTTCTGTAGCACTAATAGAACCAGACAATGTACTTGTTACTGGTGGATACTTACCTGCATTTAGAGTTGAGTTCTGTGTTACTACTAAAGCAAAGGTTCCTGATTGAGCATAATCAGAGTAAACTTTATAATCTGTATTAACATCAGCATCTGATGCTGCTGCCCATCGTATTACAATACTTGCCATTATCTACTCCATATCTTACAAGATTATTATCAATGGATATACAGTACCAGACTGACTTGCTATCTGCGCTGATATTTGAGTACCCAATCCATTTAGTGGCCCAATCAATGCACTATCCTGAGTTCCAAAACCAAATAATGGACTTATCGAAGTTGCTATAACACTAGATGTTCCATGTTGTGGTGCAATGCAAACAACTGGCTCACTAAATCCCATACCAGGAGATAGATTAGTCATTACCAACACCTCGCAGATTAGTGTTAGCAATCAATATATCAACCATTGTACCTAGTTCATCCAATGTAATATTTAATCTATTGTCATCCATTGAATACGATGTCGAACCAACGATAATAGCTACCGTTCCGTCTCTTTCAAGGAAAGCCATGTCTTCATCATTATTTGTAAAGTAAGGGATGTCCTTAATAACAAGAGAATCCCCTGCCCTTATGTGCCACAATGGATGAATGAAACCACTATAATCTGTTACATTATAGTCTAGCATGATGATAGAGGTTTGTAAAGGTATCTTGTGTTCTTCCAGAAACAAAGATGCAATCTGTTCGGCCAATGGTTCTACAGCATAACCCGTACTAAGCATCCTTTGAAATCTACCATAGAGATCAATGCTATCTTGGTCTATGTATTCCTGAGTTAATCTTCTGTCGCCACTTCCATAGGCACTATACATCGTGGTAACAGCGTTACTTAGTTTCTCGATACTTCTTGTCAAAGCAATGGCCTGTTGACCAATAGGCATATCCCAGTAAGACACGTACCAACGTGATGGTTTCTGTCCCATAATCCTTGATCTAACTTCAAGATACTCGTAGACTACAGCATAGATAGGGTTAGCCTCAATGTCACCTCTGGACATTGCTTCTTTTGCTGCATCCTTCAGTGTACTGCCAGGTTCCCAATCACCAATAGGAGCAATGTTGTTTGTCATCTTACCATCGGGATCGAGTAGTCCATCGTAAACTTTATAATGAGATTGCAACGAACTAACTGCCTTCATAAATTCAGGTGGAGTAATGATAGTAGTATCATCGTAGGAAAACTCAACGAACGAATCATTTAGGGCAGCAAAGTAACCCTCGGCCTCAAAGGTTAGTTGTCCTGGTTCGCTACCAACACTGGTAATACGTCCATTCCAGACGAGCTTTCCAAACTCATCCATTACTCTTACTCTGGCCAACAACATTGAATTGTAATAAAATGTTGCTTCAATGATGTCTTCTTCAAGGTTAAAAGAACAAAGACTAAAACCACCGTCAAGTGCTGTTTCTATCTTAAGATTAGTTGGATTGTTAATTTGGCGCGCAAAGACATAGGCCCTGGATAGATCATCTTGATTTGTCCAAGGAACATACATTGATAACGCCAAACTAAGAGTCATCGAAGTCCTCTTACATGCAAATACTGAGGCATGTACTCAACGTCAATCGTTGCTAGACTATTAGCGTTAGCTGTTCTTAGTTCATATCCTTCAAGGTCTGGTGTGTTGGCGTCGGAATCAAGTCTAAAGTTCAATAGATTATCAACACCAGGAACAATGGTCGGGAATACACCACCAGTACCACCAAGAAACGAGTTGGTAATAACGCCAGTTCTTGTTTGTTTAATTCCAGTTGTTCTTTTACTTGAATCCACTACTGCATATGGCATTGAATCATCCCATAGACTAGCAGACTGAGCAAAAAACATAGCATCCTGTCTCTCAAAGATTAGGAAGTCTATATCTAGTTTCTCTTGGGAGATCGAGACAAGAGGTGGTTCAACAGAATTGTAATTAACTATCCTTACATCCAGATGATACGTTACATTAGTATGACTACGAGTTAGTCTAAAGTTAAGGGGCACCCTGACTAATCCACACTTCATATAAGCCCAGTTATTGTATCGAGAGATCAATGTTTTGTGTGGAACAAGCAATCTCCGTACTTGCCCAGTTCCTCCATCGTACACAGCATATAAACGAAGATCAAAGATATTGGGTGTTCCACCGATAGCAGGTGGACTATGCCTACAACGTAGAATAACCATGTAGGTACCATTCATCTCTGGTCTAATGGTATGAGACGTAACGGCTAATGTGTGCCACTCTCTAGCTGCTGGAACTTGGTTAAGTCCTATAACATTGAATCTGGCAAAAAAACCAGATGCTGTTTTATTCTTATCAACTTCGGTGTTGTCTCGCTTTTCTTCGTACTCCCATTCACCACCTAATTGGCTATAGATATTAGTTCCTGCCAGTGGAATAAATGGTTGCAATAGGGACTGGGTAAGTATCCCGAACTGTCTACCGGCATAACGATTGATAGCAAAACCATTTAATTTACTACCATCGTTGTGCAAAGTAATACGCAATGGTGCTTGAGCATCACCCTCGATAGCTGTACTATTGATTAGTATCGTACTATTACGTTGTCCATATGTCCACGATTCAACGGAAGATTGTTCAACCAAAGAAGTCCATTGAGTAAAACCAAGGGGTAAAGTTTCAATAGATATATGGATTGAATCCATTGTTGTTCCTTGCCTTGCCATCAAGTTATCAGCCGACATGAAGTTTTCTGATAAAGAAAACGATACAGCAATGACATTAAACAACAATGATTCACTAGAACCAGGTAGCCTTATCTTGAAACCAACAGGATCGCCAGCGTTCTTCTCGTAGTAAGCCTGAGCAAGCTCGCTAATTTTAGCCAACTCACTAAGCATCTCCGAAACTTCATCCGAGAAATCCCTTTCTATCCTTATGTCAAACTCAAATGTTCTATTTTCATAGGAAGCCGCCAGTGAACTTACCCCAAGGGTCTCACCTAAATCCTTGTTAATAGACCTTTGACTTGGTAGTTCAGCAACGATAGTCCCATCAAGGTAAAAACACTTTGAGCAATCATGAAAGTCAAAGAGAACGTTTCTATCTGTTAGGTTAATGAGTTGAAGAATTAACTTAACACTTGGTTCAAGATCAGTGACGTAGTTGTATTCACACATGACACCAAATTCACTGACATATTTAGTTACAGCAGGTGCTACTTCAGTTGATATAGCATCGGAATAAATCTTGATTGTCATGGTATATATGGCGTCTGGTGTGCAATGAATAAATAAGTTGGTCTATAACTGACGCTAACTGTCATTGATCCGTTAGCGGCATGTGCCTCTGGATAATAATTAAGACCAGTCAGAAAATGAATCGAGTTGTCCATCCCAGGAATTAACATAGGATACTGACCAATAACAATATCAGACACGGCAACTGTTTCTATGTTCTCTATGTCAGTTCCGTTTTGTTGAACTGATTGTATATCGCTATGGATAGAGATCATCTTTCCTGTATCAAAATCATTAAGCCCTTCGATGGTTAATAGTCCATTGTTTACAGGAAGTAGCAAAACATAATCAATGTCCAGGATAAAAGTAGGTACATTATAATTAACCCCAAATACAGCACCTTCTATACAAAACCAAATGCTTTGATTTTCCTCAGATGTAATAGACTGTAAAGGAAACGTTACTTCTCCAAGTCTAACCATCTTGAACGTTGGGCCAACCTGAGTTTGAGAAGTCTCATTGTAACCAAAGACAACGGTTCCCTGATCGAGAGAATACTTGTCGGTTTTATTGAGAGATACCTTAAGTCTTATCCTGAAAACTTCGTCACTTCCCGCTGGAATGTTAGCCGAAGAATCTCTCATTCTAGCATAGACAATGTACTTACCCCTGTTTATCTTTTGACTAATTATATTAAACCATCCAAGGTTTCCCCACATAGCAGGGACATCCATTGGAAGACCACTTGGGTCTAAATTCCAATAAGGAACCTGGTAATAATACCTGGTAAATATTCCTTGCAGTGCTTTATTGATTGGATTTTCGTTGGTATCATTAATAAGATAAGCGCCCCACAACGATGATCCATTTTCAAATTCACTAGCCAGGTATTGGCCATGGTTATCAATTCCAAATTGGCCAACATGGGAACTTACTTTAAGACTATAAATATTATCACTATTATTGATAAGTCTTATCCTGGTCGGACATGGAGAATCACCACCGATTATATCAGAGTGAAGTTGAATAAATGATTTGTTACCAACATCAGACCATGCAGCTATATCAACATTGCCATCTGTAATTTCCTGCCATCGTCCATAAGCAAACGGTCTAACGTTTAAGGTTACAGTTACTGAATGAAGCGACGTTGTATTGTTGTAATTAAGATTCTCGATTCCAATATAACCATCGGGCATAGCAACGCTAACACCAACGATATCAAACGTTGTTACCTCAGTAAGTCCATACCATTTGTATTCAAGGACTAACTGGGGTTCGCTATGGCTTGCACTTTGTATTCTTGCCAATTCATCAAGGACAGATAACTCATTGATTCTCGAAGCAACATCATCTACACTAACCCCATAGACATAGGTTTGAAATTCTATGGTTCTGTTGCTGTACCTATGGTACACGGGGTACCTTCCTGGTGATACCAGTGAACCAGAACCAAACACTGTATTTATCTCAGGCAAACCAATACTCAACGTCCCATCAATCAAGGAAAACGCTGACGTGTTAATAAAATCAGCGAGGATGGCATTAGATGCTACGTCGCGCACGCGTAGCACGCAGGATTCAGTTGAGTTCAAATCCTCCAGTAGCTGATACTCACACATAACGCCAAATTCACTGACGTATTTAGTTACAGCAGGCGCAATCTCAGTTAAAATTGCATCTGCATAAATTCTAGTTGTCATTTAGTGTAGGATACGATGCTATAATCTTATCAACAAGTAAACTATCTTCTGGCAATATTTGTTCAGCCTCGTGCAACAACTCATACAGTTCTAGTATCTTGGCTAATGCACACTCGTGATGTACTCGCCAACACTCATGCCAATGCGTTTTACCACGGTTGTTGGAAACCTTGATACCAAACTTGTTTTCCCCAAACTTGTAACCCTTAATCATCAAACACCGATTCTCCCAAGTCTATTGCTACGTCTACCGATAGCTACACTTACTCGCTGTACGATGCGATCAATGTCACGATCATCGCGTACCTGTGGATTATTAACATTGACAATCCACTGTGGTTGTAACTGCTGTCCTTGATTCAAGTTCTTGAAGAATGAACTTAGAGGTATTACCAACTCTGGCCCTGCCTCTCCAAGTAAACCAAGGGTTGGATTCATTACCAGTCCACCCTTAGCAAATTCAGGGATTGGAATTCTACCAAGAACCACATGAGCAATGGTGCTCATTTCTGGTAAATGCAAGTCTCTAAGTAACTTATTGGCCCCTTCGATTAAGCTATTGATTGCATCAATGACAGAATTGACACCACTTTCAATGGCTCCAATAAATCCATTTGCTCCATCAATGATGGAAGTAATAATAACCTTTTTAATTTGGTTAAAGGCATCGGTGAATTTAGTGATAATACCATTCTCACCATAAAGCATTTCATGAACTGTATTTATAACATTGGTTTTAATAGTCGAAAATGCCTGAAGAACCTTATCAACCAATCCATCTGGTTCAGTCAACCAGGTAATAAATTTGCCAAATATATCCTGGATTAGTTGTGGTACGTCTTGGAATATATTTGTAATAAGCGTTCCTATTCTAGCACCAGTAATCATTGAATCCGTTACTTGTTCTCCTGGCTTTGACCTTCCACCAAAAATGCCCAAGAAAAGGCCAGAGATAAAATCCCCAATTACTTTGAACGTGTCACCTATAGCTCCTTTAACATCTTCCCAGATTTTATTCCAATCAATACCGTTGAAAAAGGTAACTATTGTATCCCAAATAGGCGTAAGGAATGTCCCGATTGTTCCTACTACACTAGAAAGCGCCGTTGTTATACCATTCCATATTGCACCCCAGTCAATACTATTGAAGAAAGTAACGATGCTATTCCATACTGCACCCCAATCTATTGTATTAAATATACCAATAAGTATACTAGGAATAAACGACATAAGACTCCAAATAATTCCAATTACTGTGCCAAGGGCAGTAAGAATTCCTTGCCAAACTTTACCCCAGTCGATACTATTGAAAAAAGTAACGATGCTGTTCCATATTGGTGTTAAGAAATTTCCTATCGTTTTCGCCACATTTGAAAGTGCCGTTGTTATACTGCTCCAAACTTTGGCCCAATCTATGTTCTTAAAGAAATTAACAATGGTATCTCGTATTGGAGATAAAAATCCACCGATTATTTTTTGTATATTCTTAAACGCCTTGGTAAATGGGTCATCATCTAGGGCAAGGGATGCCATTACTTTTGGCCCACCAGCTGCTCCCTTTTTACCACCAAATAAACCAGAGATAAAATTACCAATGCCCTTAAAAGCATTAGAAATTCCATCTTTAATTCCCTGCCAAACTTGACCCCAGTCAGTGTTCTTAAAGAATCCAACAATGGCATCCCAAATTGGTGATAACAATCCACCAATCTTACCAACAATGTCAGAGAACACTGATTGAATTGTTGTCCAAACCTTGCCCCAATCACCAGTCTTAAAAGCGTTGAAGATCGAAGAAATAATATCAATGATTCCACCAACGGCAGTAAGAATTATGTCTACAAATCCAAGCACTAGATTGATAATGAATCCAATCACGGCCCCAATCGTTGGCAACAAAGCGAAAAATACACTGGCTATGGCATAACCAATGGCGGCAAAGAAGCCAAAGATTTTCTTGAGACTTTCAAAAATACCAGCAAACCTAGCCTTGAGTCCCTCAACTCCACCCATGCCAGCCAATAGATTGGTAAAGAAAGCAGCGACCTGTTTCTTTACATAGTCAAAGTTATCAATGATGAACTTGAAGAAACCAGTGAAAATAGCAATGACCGCAGTAATGATGATACCAACCAATGATATTTTACCAGCAAATGTTGCAAGGGCTTTGATTATCGAGAAAATTCCACTAAGACCACCACCACTAAGACCAGCGAGAAGCGTTGGAATTTTACTAAGAATATTAACTATAAAACTAAGACCACCCTTTAGTCCACCACCAAGCAACCCCTTAAAAACTCCAAAAAAACCCTTTAGACCCTTACCAGTTGTAAATAATTTAGTTATAGATAATCCTACTTTATCCATTACCCCAATAAATGGTTTTACAAGTCCTGGAAGAAACCCAAGGGATGTCACAAGTATTTTGCCAAAGTTCCTAATTGTATATTTTAACAAACCAGTATTTACAAAAAGTAATCTAAAAAATCCAGCGACCTCATTGATTGCGAAACCAGCTATTTTTAACGGCAACGTTAAAGCATTGGCCGCTGCTCCAAATCCCTTAACTGTCTTTGTCCCAAACAATAGCTGAGTAAAGAATTTACCAATAGCTGATTGACCAAGAATAGATTTGGCTATACTACCAAACAACAAAAACGCTGACGATAAACCAAGAAAAACAGCAATAATCGTTGGTAAGTTCTTCTTGAATTCAGCGATCCACCCAGAGTTAGTCTTAATCGAGTTGCTAAGACCAAGCAAAAAGTCCTTTGCTTTTTTCGCAGCAATACCAAGATTGCTAAAAAATGCATATAGTTTATTATTACCACTAAGTTTATTACCTGTTTCAAATGATTCTCTAAAAGCAAAACCAAATGCTTTAATTTCAGTTTTTATTTCATCAATTTTATTCTTTAGTTTATCAATGATTCCCCGTACTTTTTCTATTGCATTGTGAATACGAAGACCCATAGCAATGGCTTTTTGTCCAATGTCATCTAGTGTAGTTTCTATTGGAGCACCAGGTATAACGAAGCCACCCTTTACGAGTTCATCCCATCCACCCCTAACCGCAGCAATGAAAGCACGAACAGCGCGTTCACCATTATTTAGACGTTTCTCAAAGTCAAGCAAACCCTTGGTGGTAGCAGAGATAAATTCACCAACGGTTTTGGTACCATCAACCTCTGGTGCCTTTGGAAGTTTTGGTATCTCAGCTTCCTTTTTCTTCTTAGCATCATCGCTACTTTGATTCATCTTATCAATAGCAGCAGCGAGTTCTTTCTGTAAACTTACCTGTTCACGAAAGACATCAACGATTCCCTTTTGCTTATCAAGTTCTTCCTGCAAGGAATCACGTTTGTCATTTAGAGCATCACGTTCTTTATTTAATCCAGATTCTTGTTTACGCTGATCGGCAAGGATCGCAGAAATTCTCGCTGCTCTTTCCTTAGCAGTAAGACCCTGCATCAACATGACGGCACGAATCTGTTCAGCGACCGACTTACGTATTGCCTTACGTCTCTTGTCTATATCCTTAATATCATTGAGAACCTTGTTTAGTTTTAGTTGCAGGATAATTAACTTCTGAACATCAGCCGCCATGTCTCCAAGACCCTGGGTAATCTTATTGAGACGATCCTGGGCAATAGTTCCAGTACGATTAAATTCATCAATCAAGGCTGCCAGTTCTTGCCTTGCCGCTTGCACAAATTCAATCAGGTCAGTCGGAGATATTTGACCAAGAGCCAATGCCCTACCAAGCAAGTCCTTAATAGTATTAGCAATGTCACTTAGAACACTAAAGTCAGTGTTCTTAAATCCATTAAGGAATACCCGCATAAGACCAGTACCCCATCTATCAATGGTAGATAGTGGCCCAGTCTCAGGTGGAGAACCAGGTTCAAAGAAACTAGAGATAATACTAGCAATATATGATACAGCATTGATTACTGCCGCTGCACCATCAAGGATACCTGCCGCTAACTGTCCAACAAAGTTAGCGCCCCATGATCTTGCTTTATCTGCAAGATTAGTGAGATATTCAGCAACAAAATTCAAGGCATTAGCAAATTTATCCCTAAGTGCAACAGCACCACCAAGAACGGCAACGATCAAAGTTAAAATGGCGCGACCCAAAATACCAATGCTAGTAACAGAGTACGCTATTCCACCAATCAAAGAAGTAATAGCCGTTGTTGCAATACCAAGAGCAAAGGCAACGGAACCCAAAGCAACAGCTACTGGGCCAATGATAGCAAGCAATGCAATCTTCTTGGCAAGCAACAAGCGATCAGCGTCCGACATATTGCGAATAGCATCAGATACCATGTTCAATGCTGGAACAGCGATTTGAACAAATGATCTAAGCAATGGAAGCATGGTATCTCTAAAGGCAAAACCAACATCAGTTGCCGCGTTCTTTAGCAATCCAAGTTGGTTAGCACTACCAAGCATGGCTCGATCAAATTCATTGGCAAGACTTGTTCCATCGGCAAATTCTTTATTACCAAACTTCAACAAAGCAGCAACCTGTTCATAAGATGTAGCAAACTTCTGAACAACTTCGATTGGCCCCTTGTCACCAAAGATAGTTTCAAGGTATTCAGCACGATTAGCTGCCGTAGTAATACCACGAACTCGATTGATGAAATCCATCAATGTTCCAACAAGATCAGTATCTAATCGTTTCTTTAGATCACTAACCGTTGTTCCCATTGATGGAGCAATCTTGTCCATCTGCTCTATGAATTGTTCAACGAAAGAAGCAAGGGCTGTACCAGCGCGCTCTGGACTAGCCGATAGTTGAACCAAAGCTGCTGATAAAGCAGCGACCTGTTCCACTGGTGTATTAAAAGCATTGAAAGCAGGAGCAGCACGAAGCATAGCATCAATAATGTCTTGTTCACCACGGGATATAACCTGACCAAGACTATTAATTACTGACCCAAGGTTCTGGAATTTCTCTGCCAGCTTTTGATCTGGGAAGATACTAACCATCTGTCCAAAGAATTCACTGGCCTTTTCTACACTAACATCCGTTGCATTAACCATCATATCAGCAGCACGAACAAAGCCCATTGCCATGTCCTGTGCTCGCTTTTCGTAGTCAGTAGCACTTTCTCCTGCTATTCGCATGATGATACCAGCACGTCCAGCCTCAGCAGCTAACTTAGCAAGTTCAACCGCTGCCGTTGGCGTTGTCCTACGTGCCATCTGCATAATGGATGCAGTCAGGGTATCAAGACTTCCCTTGGTTCCACTCGTTGATTCACCAAGAAGTTCCGTTGTCTTACTAACCTCAATCATCTGTTGATCTAGTTCAACAATACTCGTAACAAGATTCGTAATGAACCTTTGCATTGGAATAGAGATGAACAACGTCATGGTCATACCAGCATTTTGCAACGCTTGACCTAACTGACGCACAGAAGAACCAAGGATATTCAAACCACGAGTCATGCTAGTGACATGACCAACGATACCATCCAGTGCCTTAGCAAAACCAAAGGCAGTACCAGAACTAACCTTGGTTGCACCACTAAATGCAGCATGGGCCTTTTCAGAATCAGTGCCAAGAGCATTTAAGAACTTTTGTAGATTAGTATTGGCATCTTTAGTAGCTGCTGACACTTGGTTAGTGCCAGTAACAGTTGCCTTTGTACTTGTCGTTGGAACAGTTGGCAACGCTGCCATACCAGACATTGGTTGTGCCAATGACTGTCTAATGGTTGCCATTGATGTAGCAATGGCAGGTGCAGCTTTTTGTACGTTGGAAGAAAAACGAGAGATTCTACGTGATGCTTCACTGAGAGGATCAGTGGCAGTAGCAGCACCACCTAGGGTATTCATCGAACCAGTGATTTCTTGAGCATTGGTATTGATAGTACCAGATGCCTCAACAATCATGGTTGCGCTTTTCTTTAGGTTGTTTCCAAAGCGAAGAACATTACGAGCCGCAGTATCCATACCAGTGGCAACATTACTTGCATTAACAAGGGTTGCCATTGCTGTTTCAATGCTCTGAGTTGCAGCATTTATCTCGCCAGATGCAGCAATAAAACGTGGAGCAGCAGTAGATACCCCACGCATAAACCTTGTTATACCACCACCAGCAGTATCTAAACCAGTAGCACTACCAGCACTAGTACCAATGGATTGAATGGCCTGGTTAATACTGGCAGAACTTTCATTGATAGTCTTTGCAGCATTAACAAAGCCAGTGGTACTACGAGTAACACCATTGAGAAAACGAACTAGACGATCACCCGCTTCACCAATGTTGGTAATCTTACTGGCAGCAACACCAATTCTATTAAGGCCATCCTCAATAGAATTAGCACCAGACATAGAAGTCTTAGCGTTCTGAACCGCTTCGGCTAACCTGGTTATTGAACCAATGGCCTTATTAACCGATTCGTCAACGCCAGTTTCTTTACCAGTAATGGTGAGTAAAATTTGGGCCATCGTCTAATCCTTGCGTAAGGTGCTGTCTTCTATACCGTGTTCCTTGGATAACTCTCTAGCTTTTCTAAGAAGTTCTTTTTTCTTAGATTTTACTGCGTCTTCGTTCCACGGTGTCATTGCCTCAACTGAATCAAGCAATGACTTGTATCTCTTTGATACCGACCTTGCACCTTCCTTGGTTTGTGGAGTATGGGCAACGGTTGCCACATTGAGGATAAAACGTCTATCTGATGCAACACGTTCTATGATTGTCTTATATTCTTCCTCTATCCATGACAATCCATATCTCTCTATCTCATCAAGTATTTGTTCGGTAGTATATCCATACTGAGACCTGATAACAGAGGATAATTTTCGTGTTGATTTATCTCCCCGTATTAACTGCGCTGCCCAAAAAAACGATTAGACAATCCAGAGATAGAAGTACGAAGTCCAGGACTACTATCCCAAATCATGATAAGTCCTTCGAGCAACCAACCAAGGTCAAAGTTTTCCTTGATCCATTCACTGGGTTTTGATGGAGTTACAATACGAGCAAGGTCTAACAATGCCTGTTCGTCAGCAATATAACCAATAGCCATAGCGAGGAATACTGTGGGATTATTAACTGACTTATCATTAAGTAAACCAGCATCATTCATCTGGGTTACTGCCGCAGAACCATGAACGGCAACCCAGTTAATCAACGCACTAGCACGCCCGGCGTCAACGCGACCACCGGGCGTTAGTACGTTAATCTTATCTTCACCAATCACCAGTTGATTGTTTTCCCAACGATAAAACGATTCTTCCATTTCTGTCTCCATGTCTCCTAGACTATAACTTAACTAACTAAACTCAGGCACCATGCCAAATGAATTGACCGGTGGATTCCCAACTAATATCCAACGTTATGTAGTCTTCCGCAGAACCGGAATGACTAATCTGCGTCCATACAGTACCCCACCAGTACCGTCCAGTTACGGAACAATTAGGATAAATGTAAAGGACAACAGACGATCCTGCAAGAGCCAAAGTAATTGGTGCATACGTTGCATCGTCATACAATGCGCTGATTGAACCACTAGCTGAAAATTTACCACCAGTTTTTGTAATCCAACTATTGGCAGCAGCAGGTGGACACACAAAGACAGCAGGACTTTCAACTTTGTTTTGTTCAACATCCACCGACCATTCATTAGCCAATGGAACTACAGCCAAAGTCGCATGTGAAGCACCCAAATAAATTAGGGCATTTTCCCCAAATACAGCAGCCATTTTATCTCCCTACTAAATCGCAGATTCAATATGTCTCAACACAGTTTTAGCATTGTTGAGATATGTTCTGCCTTCGACTAACGCATACAAATTCTTGGCAACCCTTTCGGCTTGCAAGGAATTTCCTAAATACCAGCGAGCCAAAACGCCAATCTCGTCCGCTGTGGAATATGTAGGACACTCCCGATAACTATCCCTAAGTTCCATCCTGGTTGCGTCTACCAATTGGACTGTCTGACAGGCAGCTATCTCAAAGAATCTATTATTCAAATTGTACACACTATTTTCTGGTATGTCAACGTCTGTCGTAGCACGAATTGGTGGTTCTATAGATTCATACTTCACCATAACACCTTCGGCCCTATGAACATTAAGACAAACCTTTGATGTTCGATACCGATCAGCGACAATAGCATTGGCCACAATCTCGTTTTTACAGTATTGGTTAATTGGACTTTGATCTATGTCGTGGAAGTAACCCTCTAACTTAAAATCAATGCCAGTCCAGTCAACGCCCTCTAGTGTCTTTAATCTTGACCGATGACCAGAACCACAAAAATAAACATCAGCATAGTCTCTTGTTAAACCAACGCCAGGATAATGAATAGTATCCTCATAAGCCTGGGGCAACCAATAAGACATCTTGCAAACTTGACGTAACCTATCAACGAATGGACGTTCGTTGTTAAATACCATGTCAGACCAAAAGGCACAGTTAAGTTCTTGCTCTACTTGGTATGGCCCTTCGGTTTGAATAGAGACAAGGAGAAAGGGTTTCTTAAGGGAGTCCCTTAATGTTTTCATCGAATGATAAAGATTGACATCCAATGTTAGTCCATAAATAAGAACAACAACATCTGGTTGAAAAAACGCAACATCAGCCATGAGGTTCTTCGATGCTATGTAGACGGCATCAGCATCAGTGTACATGTACGATGGTTGAACACTTTCCCACCACTGAAGTCCCTTGCCTGCAATCAAGAACTCATTATAAAAAACGAAAGGCTTGACATTAACGCCGAGCCTTTCAAATGCCATGTGATAGTACCTTGCTACATCGTAGGTACTTGACACATGAGAGGTGTAGGCAAATAACATCTTCACGGCGTTACTCCCCACTTCTTAACGAACTTCTTGTAGTTGTCAGCTTCTGATAGTTCCTTTATTCCAGACACTGTATGATTATTAATGTGATGAACCATTGCTAATGGATTAAGGAATGTACCAACGTTAGCTTTATAACAAGCATAGGCATAGTCCATATCATCAAAGCCATTTGCTCCATTATACAATGGATCGAAACCAAAGCGGGGTTGTTTATTCTCATCGTAATGCGACACTACCTTGTCATAAACATCGGATCGCATTGCCATGTTGCCAGTCCATCCAAAGCGCCATAAATAAGTTCTATCCCTGATAAATAGCCCCATCCTGGCATCACTATTAATGTTCCATTTCTCCTGGCACACCAATCCATAAGATACTTCGTGCATATTCAAAGCTAAACCATGAGCTTGAACACAGTAAGGATGTGGAATACAGTCATCGTCAAACATAACAATGCCATTGGTTCTTACCTGAGCAAGCCCATTGTTCCTTGCCGTTGCTGCTCTATTGCCAACGTCAGGTTGCCAAATGAATTTAACATTGTCTGGCAAGTCACTTCTATCATCTAGCTTAGGGCCACCATCAGAGGTAATGATAACAGTGTTGACTAACTTGTTAAGTTTCAGCGCAGTATCCAGGGCAAGATCAGTATGCTTATAGGTTAAGATGACAACGGTAATATCATTCGGGCCTATAAATTTCATGCTTATCTCCATTTACTTAAAGTTGCTAGTTTTTTATCAAATGGGTCGGTACACTTCATATTTATCTCCACTCTCTATATGAATAAATCCAGGAAGATCAGTAAGTCCAACATGTTTTGCAACCATGACATAACCTGGCTTGAACAATGCCCTATTAAATCTTGCAGCCAATGCCCATTTATTCCAAGGTGGGCCATCGTAACAAATCACTGTACTGATTCCAGGAGGAACATTTTGAACTTCAAGTTCATTCCATTCGTTTCCAACATGGGCAGGATGTCCATATTGACTAATGATCTCAGTATCATCAATGCCAGCATCAGCCAACGTACCATTTTCTTCTGGTGTTATATCAACCTTCTCTATGATCTTTCCACTTCGTGCAGCCATAACGATTTCCCTTCCTGCGATAAAACCAATACTAACTATCTTGTCAGCTAGATCAATATCTATTCCAAGTTCTTCGCTAATTTTAGTTGAGTTCATTGGATTGGTATGAGGTTGAGCAAGGAATGTGTAGTATTCCCTTCGACAAATACAACTGTAATCCATTGCTGCTAAAACAATGGCAGCACTGGCATCAGAACCAACATCGAGAAGCGATGAAATTACACTGGCTTTAGTTCTTGAAAGATCGCTAACCGTGTAAATTCCATTGAGCTTAAGTATATTCGCATGAGTCTGCGACACAACTTTAGTAAGCATATAACATTTGTTATGCACAACCCTGAACTACACCGGCATTATACTCGTCAATCTCACAAGATACAGTTATCCAGCCATATCCAACATCATTAACTCGAAGTCCAACTGGTTTTCTTCCAGACATAACCTGCGCTCTTATCACCGATCCAGACAAGGTTACACTTGTTTCAATGGCAGCAATCAATGCTTGAACCCATTGAGTTAGTGTTAAGTCCACGGTATCATCACTGGTTATCTTTGAAACACCAACGATCTCAACTTGCCACGTTGTAATACGTTTCGGCTTTGTGATAAAGCCACCGTACTGAATCAAACAACCAAAGGTTTTATCGTGACTTCCAAGGTAATCGAATAGAGCATTGGTTGAATCAATAAGACAATTGTTAGTGTCTACCCAAGTTGGCAACTTAGTAATAAGATAACTTTTTAGATTACTGGTGCAATTAGTATATCCCATGTTATAATCTCATTAAGTTCCCAGTTCTATACCAAGTTGTCTATCAATGGCTGATACAACTCTGTCCTGAAACCAAGGAAATACATTGACAATGTAATCCTCTGGAAAATCAAACCTTGGTTCTCCCGGCGGGTAATCATCAAGGTGTCCATAGGTTGTTCCTTTTTCTGCCACTGATTTCATGATGTACTCTGCATCAATTTCATCGGTCTTTAATTTGTAAACAGCCCATGCCATAACTTCTTCACGTTCTTCGCCGGTTGCTTTGGTTCCTTCAATAAGATAATTACTTCGTCCTTCTGCTGATCCATCAATCCAATCAACGGTAATCTCAGTACCAGTAGAACCATAACTTACCTTGCGTTCCGATGCAATATCAGAGAGGGTTTGCAGAGTATAGCCAGCCTTGCTTTCCCCAAGGTTAAAGTTAAGGTAGTCTTGCCAATGAGTATCAATGGCATTGATACCAGCATTGAGTGCATTTTCAATGACCTTTCTAGCATAACTTCTATCAAGGAAAAATTTCATGTCACTAGAAAGAGACAATTGAATGGTAAACATTATACATCAACCAGCATAACTAAACGAGTAAAAACAGGCGTTGATCTTGTGTTAGTTTTTTCTTCGGCAAAACCAATTACCCATTTATCCAGCTGTACCAGTGCTATTGTGTCCAATGGTAACAGCATTGACCACTGCATTGGTCGTAGCAGACGACAAGATACCATGAACCAAGGTACTTGGTGTAATTGTACCAATGCCAACTCTACCAGTGCCAGTCAATGTCATTACTGGTGCAAGGGCCGCAGCACTATTGACTGTGTTAAACGTTAGCTTACTGGTACGAGTAGCGTGAGTAGCATCAGTCCATGCCGTTGTAATACTAGCGGCATTTTGAGCAGCGGTAGTTGATGTCTCAAGTTGCATGTTAATACCAAGGCCAAAACTGGTAGTCGGAGTTCCACTACTATTATGACCCAAGGTAAGAACATTAACAACTGCATTGGTTCCTGAATCCTCAAGCAATCCATGAACTAGTGTTGTTGGTGCAGTAGTTCCAACACCGACATATCCACTGTTCAAAATTGTCATAGCCTCTGTTGCCCTAGCAACGTACCAGGCCGTGACAATAAGATAGTAACCAATAGTACAATCAACGCTGTATCCTAATCCCCTCTTAGCATCAGGAAATCCTGATGCCCCCGCCGCCGATCACGATTGAGACTGGCCCGATGCTACCGCCTGCGGCAAGCTCCCCGGTCTGCGTTCCCCGGTTGTACTCGACGCCGCTTTTCACGTCGGCCTCGGC